AAATCACGGCAAGAAAGTTAGTAAAAATATTGGATTAAGTAAGTACCAACAAGCATGGCAATTAGTATTAAATAAACATAGGGGACATTGTTTTAACTTACTCTTGGTACCCACGCAGAGAGTGGTCAAAACTTATAGGATTGAGCCGTCAGGGTTGAGGGAATTGGCCACTTTCCCAGATACAGAGGTCGGATTGTGCATGGCTCTTGAACACATGGCCGAACAGATTAAGTGATTGCTGAAATGTTCCGATAATCTTTACTTATCACCACACATTATTACCCATAAACCATTGAGCCGTGAGGGTTGAGGCCAGAGCCACGCAACAAGGCTCTTTAATCAGTTGACCTTATGCTTTTTGATTTGCCTTATTTTTGCCACAATTGGCAATTTTTTTTGATTTTACAGAGACGTGCTTGAGCAGGATTCATAAACGTAGTAGGGTAAGAATTACAATGGATGAATTAAAAGGACCCGTAGCAAAAGAGCTAATGACTCTTGAAGAGCTTCGTGTTGAAGTAGAAAAGAAATGGATAAAACACATAAAGTTGTGCCAGGATAATTTTCTATATTTTGTTCAGGAGGTTTGGCCTGATATCATTATGCGAAAAGAAAAGGACCCAAACAAATATGGGCACCATCAAATAATGGCGTCAGAGTTCACTAAGATAGCTTCACAGAAAAAAGGGAGGCTCATAGTAAATATGCCACCACGTCATACTAAGTCTGAGTTTGCTTCTGTGTTCTTTCCAGCATGGATGATAGGGAAGTTCCCCAAATTAAAATTAATGCAAGTTACACACAATGCTGAACTATCTTCTAGGTTTGGTGCAAAGATTAGAAACTTAATAGATTCAAAAGAATATAAACAAATCTTTGGTGATGTGAGATTACGAGAAGACTCTAAAGCAAAAGGTAGATGGGAAACTAATCATGGTGGTGAATACTTTGCTGCCGGTGTTGGTGGAGCAATTACAGGTCGTGGTGCGGATTTGTTGATTATTGATGATCCACATACAGAACAAGACTCATTATCTAAAAATGCAATGGAAAGGACCCATGAATGGTATTCATCAGGACCCAGACAACGTTTGCAACCAGGAGGCTCAATTGTATTAGTTATGACTCGTTGGGCAGAAAACGACTTAACAGGGATGTTAATCAAAGGACAAAAAGAAAATAAATCTGATAAGTGGAAGATAATATCTTTTCCTGCAATACTTCCAAGTGGTGATCCATTGTGGCCAGAGTATTGGACACTTGAAGAATTAGAAAGAGTTAAAGCAACAATTCCTGTTCGTAACTGGTCATCTCAATATATGCAGGACCCAACTTCAGAAGAGGGTGCAATTATCAAACGTGAATGGTGGAGACCGTGGAAAAAACCAACGATGCCAAATCTTATGCATGTAATACAAAGTTATGATACTGCATTTAGTAAAAAGGAAACCGCAGATTATTCTGCTATTACAACTTGGGGTGTATTCTATCCGGTTGAAGGAGGAGCACCTAATATGGTTTTGTTAGATGCAATGAAAGGTAAATATGATTTTCCAGAACTTAAAGCTGTTGCATTAGATCAGTATAAATACTGGGAACCTGAATCAGTTATTATTGAAGCTAAAGCTTCTGGTGAGCCTTTGACCCAAGAGTTTAGACGTATGGGTATTCCTGTTATTCCATTCACACCATCAAGAGGAAAAGACAAATATACTAGGGTTAATGCGTGTGCGCCGATATTTGAATCGGGCACTATTTGGTATCCAGAAGGAGAACACTTTGCAGAAGAAGTAATTGAGGAATGTGCAGCGTTCCCTCATGGAGAATATGATGACTATGTTGATAGTATGACTCAGGCTGTGTTAAGATATAGGCAGGGCAGCTTTATTGAAACAAGTTCTGATTATAGGGATACGTTAGATAGACCTGTGAAAGAGTATAAATATTATTAAAAGGATTTTAAATGTCAGAAAGATTTAAACCAATAAAACCATTACCAGAAGATTCTATGGGAGAAAAAGACCCAACAGAAAAAATGGTTGAAGAAGCAAAAAAAACTCCAAAAGATGCAATGAAAAGAGCTGGTAAGAAAAAAGGAGGCTCTATTAAAAAAGTTAGCTTAGGTGCTTTAATTGGAATTGGTGCAGATAATCTTTTAAAAAAATCTGAAACAGCTAGAAGCCTTACAAAAAATTTAGGTATTGGTGGAAACCTTTTAGGTTCATATTATGATAAAAAAGCTGATACTAGAGATAAGACAACAGGTTCCGAACAAACAAAACAAGTAACAGCAAAACGAATGGGTGGCATGGTCCGTGGCGGTAGAGCCGAGATCAAAGGATTACGCCCAGCAAAACTAACATAGGAGATAATATGCCGAAAGAAAAATTAAATAAATTTATGAAAGATAGATCAGGTGCTGCAGTAACACAAAAAGAAGCAGATAGAATTAAAAATGAATTAATAAAAAAAGAATCTGGAGCAGCAGTAACTCAAGAAGAGTTAAATCAATTAAAAAATAAAATGTTAAAAGACAGATCTGGTGCGGCAGTAACTCAAGCTGAAGTAGATAGATTTCAGGAGATGCCTGATTACGCAAAGGGTGGAGAAGTCGTAGTAGGTAAAGGAAAAGATTATATAAAAGATTTAATATAATGGCTGATAAGAAAAAAGCAAAACAAAAAAAAGATTCTTACACAAGTCGTAATGAATTCAAACCAGGTTTTTATGATCAGCCTAGTAAACCACCTATCACACCAGAAACTTATTATGGTACAGCCAGTGGTAAAACAATGTTTGAAGCAGACATAGTTGATCCAGATACATCTATGATGATGAATAGAAAAAAAGGTGGAATGACTAAAGGTCAAAAAAAAGTTGGTAAAGTCATGAGAGAATTTAAAGCAGGTAAATTACATTCAGGAAAAAAAGGACCCATTGTAAAAAATCCTAAACAAGCAATTGCTATTGCTCTATCAGAAGCAGGAATGTCTAAGCCAAAAGAAATGTCCGGAGGAGGAGAAGTTTCTGAATACGTATCTGATTTAATAGGACCTACTACTGTAACCCCTAGAGTGGAAGGTGGTACTCGTCAGGAAAGCGGAGCAATAATTAAAGACAAAGGTGTAGGAATTAATATAGGTGGTAAATTTGGAAATATAGATATAAGTAAAAGAGAAGAAAAAATTAAATTTGTTGGTGGTGAACAAAAAATAGATAGCACAACTGGAGCATATCAAAAAAAATTTGAAAGTGGTGTTGGAATACAAGGCTCTATTACTAAAAGATCTCCAGAGGGTGGTAGAAAACAAACGGATAAAAGGGCTACAATCTCATATGAAAAAACTTTTAGTAAAGGTGGAGCTGTAGAGATTGGTAAAGGCAGAGATTACATAAAAGATTTATTATAATGCCAAAAAATTTTAAAGTTAAAAAAGCATTTGTTGGTTCTTTAATACAAAAAATTTTCAATCAATTAGGAGCGACAGGAAAAAGGGATTTACCAGAACAATATTACAATATGAATTTTACTGCACCACAGGTAAAATCTATGGGTGTACCTCAAGTTGAGGGGCTAGATATAAACATCATGGATGCTAGTAAAGTTAAAACTATGAGCACTGGTGGCTCTGTAGAGATTGGAAAAGGCAAGGATTACATTAAGGATTTACTATAAGATATAGTCCTCATTACTATTGCATGGTAAAATAATCCTGTTATAACAACAAGGAGATAATTATCATGAAAAAATCGTTAAAAAATCTAGCAAGGGTTGCAGCAGGTTTAGGCGCTGCATATGCTTTGACTAAGATGGGAAAAAGCCCAGAAGAAAAAGGTCTAGATATTGCAAGAAGTGAAACAAGAGATTTAACTTCTGATGAATCATTAGCACCAAGAAAAGCAATAGCAAGAACTGCAGACGAAGCACAAGCAGAAGGATTAAGAATCACTAGAGCAAAACCTTTTGAAGTATCTGATGAAGCTACAGCAGCAAAAAGTTCTAACTATAATCCTAAAACACGTATGTATGGAGAACCTGGTTCATTAGAAGGTTTTAGAGCAGCAGAAGAAGCTAGAAGAGCAAAGATTTCAGGAACATCATTTTCAGAAAGTCCTGATAGCCCTAGAGCAAAATTAAGAGCAAGAATAGGTCGATCAAAAGGTGGATCTGTAATAGCAAGAGGAAACAAATTAGCAAGAAGTAAACCGACTAAACTTTTTTAAATGGCTGAAGTCGACAACAACAATGAGCTTCCACAAGAGGAAGTTGTTGAAAACGAAATTGATATAGAGTTGCCACCTGAAGAAGGTGTTGTAGCGGAAGCAGCAGAAGCTGTTTCTGATGAGTTAGACTTTTATAAAAATTTAGCTGAGGATATGGATGAAAGATCTTTAGCTCGTTTGTCGTCACAATTAATTTCTGATTACAAAAAAGATAGAGTATCAAGAGCAGATTGGGAACAAACCTATGTTCAAGGATTAGATCTTTTAGGATTTAAATACAGAGATCAAACAAGACCATTTCAAGGAGCAACGGGTGTTACACATCCACTACTTGCAGAGTCTGTTACACAATTTCAAGCACAAGCCTATAAAGAATTATTACCATCTGAAGGTCCTGTAAGAACACAGGTTGTAGGATTAGAAACACCAGAAATTTTACAACAAGCAGAGCGTGTTAAAGATTTTATGAATTATATGTTGATGGAAGAAATGGAAGAGTACACTCCAGACTTTGATCAATTATTATTTTATTTACCTTTATCAGGATCTTCATTTAAAAAAGTTTACTATGATGAAATCATGCAAAGAGCGGTATCAAAGTTTGTACCAGCAGATGATTTAATCGTTCCTTACTATGCAACAGACTTAAAAGATTGTGAACGTATTACACATGTTATTAGAATGTCAGAAAATGACGTTATTAAAAAACAAAAATCAGGATTTTATAGAGATGTAGAATTAATTCCTAAACAAGCAGAACAAACTGCTATTCAACAAAAGCTATCTGAGATTGAAGGAGTTAAACCATCAGGAGAAATTGAAAATCAATTTAATATTTTAGAGATGCATGTTGATTTAGATTTAGAAGAATTTGAGAATACAGATAAAAAAGACAAAAAAGATATTAGAGTTCCTTATATTGTTTCAATAGACGAAGGCTCACAAGAGATTTTATCTATTTATAGAAACTATGATCCAGAAGATGAGTTAATGAGACGTAAAGAATACTTCGTTCATTTCAAATTTTTACCAGGTTTAGGCTTTTATGGCTTTGGATTAATACATATGATAGGTGGATTATCTCGATCCGCTACATCTTCACTAAGACAATTACTAGATGCAGGTACTTTAGCTAACTTACCAGCAGGATTTAAGTCACGAGGCATAAGAATTCGTGATGATGACCAACCTTTTCAACCCGGTGAGTTCAGAGACGTTGATGCACCAGGTGGAAATATAAGAGATCAGTTTCAAATTTTACCTTTTAAAGAACCAAGTCCAACTTTATTTCAACTTTTAGGTTTTGTTGTTCAAGCTGGACAACGTTTTGCATCAATTGCAGACATGCAAGTAGGTGATGGTAACCAACAAGCAGCAGTTGGAACAACAATTGCGTTGTTAGAACGTGGTTCGAGAGTCATGAGTGCTATTCACAAGCGTTGTTACTACGCAATGAAACAAGAATTTAGAATTTTAGCAGAAGTTTTTGCAGATTACTTACCTCCAGTGTACCCTTATGCGGTTTATGGTGCAGATCGAATGGTAAAAATACAAGATTTTGATGACAGAGTAGATGTAATTCCAGTTGCAGACCCAAATATTTTCTCAATGTCACAAAGAGTGACACTTGCGAATGAAAATTTGAAGATTGCAGCCTCTGCTCCACAGCTTCACAACTTAAGAGAGGCTTATAGACGAGTTTATGAAGCATTAGGTACAAGACAAATTGATAATATCTTACTTCCAGAGAAACAACCTGTACCAGAAGACCCAGCAACAGAAAATTCTAAGGCTCTTCGTATGGAATTGTTAAAAGTTTTTCCAGATCAAGACCATGTATCACACGCTGCAGCACATGCAACGTTTATACAGAGCAGAATGGTACAAATGAATCCAATGGTTTATGCTTTACTACAAGGACACATATCAGATCACATTGCATTTCAAGCACATGGTGAAGTTGGAGCATTTTTAGTACAAGATCCAAATATGATTCAAATGAAACAGCTTGATCCAGCTGGTTATGAAGTACAATTTAATTCAATGGTTGCAAAAAGAATTGTAGAGTTAACTCAACAGTTAGTACAAGCAGAAGGTGGACAACAACAAGATCCATTGATTGCATTAAAACAAAGAGAACTAGATCTTAAAGCATTAGATATTCAAAGAAGAGCTCAAGAGAGTCAAATGGATATGTCAAGAAAGTCAGAAGAGTTTGATGAGAAAATGGATTTAGAAAAAATGAGATTAGAAAATCAAGAAGTGCAATCTGCACAAAGATTACAAGTTGCAAAAGAAAAAATACAAGTTGCAAAAGACAAACAAGTTACTTCTACTATACCAAAGAGATGAAGTTTAAGATGCCGGGGGTCAAATTCGGTCCACCCCCAGTAAAAGGCCCAAGTTCTCAAGGATTAAAATTAAATAGACAAGCTATGCCAAAACGTATAAAACTTCGTCTTAATGGATTTAAAAAAAAGTAGTTACAATTATTTAAGTAAAGAGCAAAAATTAATATATCTTGCAGGCGTATTTGAGGGTGAAGGTTCATTTGGTTTTTGGGGTAAGGTAGGTAAAAGTAATAGATATCTTAGAGTTCAAATAAGAATGTGTGATGAGGATATTGTTGTAAGATTCATTAATTATTTTAAATTAGGCTCAATAACTACACATTTACCTAAAAATAATAAGCATAGTAGAAGTTGGAAATGGACAGTTTCTGGAGACAAAGCTACAGAGGTGATGTTGCAACTTATGCCTTATCTTGGTATAAGAAGACAGGAGAAATTTAAAGAATGTTGCAAATGTTAGGTGCTGTTGCACCCTTAGCTAAAATATTATTTAGTACAATTGAAAAATCAGTTCCTGATAAAGATCTTCAGGAAAAATTAAAAGCACAATTACAAACACAATTATTACAATCTAACACAGCAGAGCTACAAGCAGCAGCAAAGATAGTTGAAGCTGAAGCAAAAGCTGGATGGTTTGCAGCTAGTTGGAGACCCCTACTAATGTATGTACTAATATTTATATTAGTATGGAATTACGTATTAGGACCAGTAATCTTATTCTTCTTCAAAGCTTCTATAACAATTCAATTACCCGGTGATGTTTGGACATTACTTCAAATAGGTTTAGGTGGTTATGTTGTAGGAAGATCTGCAGAATCAGTTGCTAGAACCATGGCAAATAGACATCAATCAAAAGAACAAGAAAACGGATAATGTTAGAACGATTAAAAGATCTTATAGCAAATAATTTTATTGCTAAAAAGATTCAAGAAAAAAACAACATATTGTTAAAAAGCCGTAAAGAAGTTGAAATCAATGGTAATGGAACTTCTGGTTATACAATTAAAGAAGGCGAACACAAAGGCACAGTTTTAGGTCACATTAAAAGAGAGAAAAAAGTTATTGAGTAATGGCTAAAACCATTCTAGTTACAGGAGCCGCAGGATTCCTAGGCTCACATATTTGCAAAGAACTTCTTAACAGAAAATACGAAGTTATAGGTGTTGATAATTTAATAGGTGGAGACAAAGAGAATATTCCTTTCTTAGATAATTTTTTTAAATTAGATTGTAGTGATTTTAAATCAATGCTTAAAATTACCAAAGGCGTTGATGTATTGTTTCATTGTGCAGCAACAGCGCACGAAGGATTATCAGTATTT